CTAGCCACTCCCGCACCACCACCCGACAGGACCACAGACCACCACAGGAGGCACAGAGGATGCTGAGCAGACAGGACAGAGGCGAGCGAGCCTGGCACCAGCGCGACGCAGCATGGCAGAGGAAGCTAGCCAGGTGGGCGACAGAGGATGAGCAGCACAGCCCGTACCCAGCAGCCAGGGCCAGAGCCAGGGAAGACCGTAGGCTGGCGCTGGTAGCCCACCGCAGGGCGCTGGGTATGAGCCGATGGGCAGCCACGCCACCGCAGGGTTGACACTCCCGCCAGGATGCGTAGAATGGGCAGCGAGGGCAGGGAAGCCCTCGCCACCCGGCGAAGCCGGAAGCTCCCAGGAGGCTAGGCAGTGGCCCACCAGACGAGGGCCTACGGGGGAAGGGTGGGCGTGTCGGAGTCGGGAGGGTTCTCACACGACGATATCAAAATTGGACCCGGAGTAACTACTCCCGCCCACACCAGCCAACCCAGCCCACACACACCCTCAATAAAAATTCCAGTAGTTCCAGTGGAGCACCCGACTATGCAGGTGCTCGGCTTGAACTACTACGCGTAGACCTTGGCCTTGGCAGTCTCGACAGCAGCCATCAGCTCGTCGAGGTGTGCGACCAGCTCAGCCCGCAGCTTGGTCTCGTTGTAGCCAGAACCCAGGGCCGCTTCTTCCAGCGGACGGATCAGGTTCTCGATGGTGCCGGCGAAGGCGCGGAGGTCTTTCTGAGTTGCAGCGGCGAAGGTTGCCATGGTTCAGTTCCTCGTGTTACGGATGGAGTCAGGTTGGACGGGCTGAAGCTCAGCCCGCCGGTGCGGTGTACACGACCTCGGTGATGGCGCCGTTGGCTATGGTCACCTTCACGGAACCACCGCCGTCCACGGGCAGGGTGTCACCGTTCTTCACCTTGTAGGCGGTGAGCGGGTCCGGTGGGGTAGCGCCGCCCTCGCCGCCCAGGGCAGTGGCTGCTGCGATCACAGCGGTGGCCTTGGCCTTGACATCGGCCTCGTCCATGTCGTGTAGGGCGATGCGGTTGTCGGTGCCGGGCTGGCATACCTGGTAGAAGGTCAGGCCGGTGTTACGGCCAGCGAGGTACTGCTCGCGGGTGTTCGCCATGTCAATCTCCTTGATTCAGGGCGTTGCATAGGTCCAGGGCGTCCTGATAGGCCGCTACAGCGCGGATCAGGCCAGCCTGGGTGGTAGGGTCAATCAGTGGGTGTTCGCACAGCACAGCGGGCGCCGGGGCGGTTGCACAGGCTGTCAACGACAGCAGCAGGCACAGGCCGGTCAGCCCACGGGCGGTTCTGGTCCAGGGCACGGTCCACCTCCTGGCGCTGGGTGTTGGTCCTGGCAGCGACCTCCTTGACGTGGCGCTGCAAGGTGGCATAACGCACCTCCAGGGCCTCCGCACGGGCCGTCTGCCGCTTGATCTCCCCCTGGGCGATACCCAAGGCCCGGTAGCTCTGGACGAAGCCGTATGAGGCTCCCAGGGCTACCACAGCAAGGACGAGTATTGCGACGATGGTTCGAGGCATTGCTTGATCTCCGCGTTGCGGCGATTCACGAGGCCCTTGGATACGACCTTCTGGCCGTTGATCGTGACCTTGTTCCACATGGCCAGGGCTTGGCAGCCCTCAGTGGCGCGGCCTTGGTTGAAGCGCTTGAACGCTGTGCTGGTTGTACAGACTGGACCCACGTTGTAGCAGAAGAACGTCAAGGCGGTCTGCTCATTGACGTTCAGCGGCACCTTGATGGCGTCCAGGACGATGCGCTCGAAGCGCTGGAAGTCCTTGATCGTCATCTGGTAGCACTGCTCCGGTGTGGCTTTGTCGCCCATCTTGACCCCAGCGGTAGTGCCGGAGCAGATGGTGGGTACGCCGGCGATGTCTCGGTAGGCGGTAGTCTCACTGCCTTCCAGGGCGACAAGGCCGGCGAGGGCAGCCGCCAGGGCTGCGCCGCGCAGGGGCTTGTTCACTTCTTGAATCTCCGGCGAAGCTCCGCGATGCTATCGAGCATCTTTGGGAGCAGGGTGATGAGCTGTGCGCCCACATAGAGCGCGGTGAGTACCGCAGCACAGAGGCTGGCGATCTCGTAGGGCGAGTAAACGGCGATCCCCACGCCGGTGACGGCGAGGGTGCCTTTGCCCGCCTCGGTGGCGGTATCGAGCATCATAGTCTTCGTCCTTTTGGGCGGCCCTTGCGACGCTCCCGGCCCATGCCGAGAGACCGAAGGACAGACTTAGTGTAACCCATCGGGTTGTTCAGCCATTCCTTCTTGGCAGCCTCTTCACGAGCGCGGGTAGCGGCTTCGTCGTCCTTCACGAGCGTGGGTGCTAGCTCGCGGACAAGGCCCTCAAGGGCATCGATCCGGTCGTCCTTCGGCAGTGAGCCTCGGTCGGTGGTGATGTTGTGAATCTGGTGGAACACGGAGCGCTCGTTGCGCTTGTCCGCTGGGTACTGCTGGCAGGACACGTGGTCGGAATCCATCGCCGATACGTGGAAGATCAGACGGTGGCGCTGCATGATGGGCCGCAGGGTGTCGATGATACGACGCTCCTTCTGGCCGGACTTCTGCCGGTCTTCTACGCCTATACCCTCATAACGGAGCTTGCCGGTATCCGGGTCGATGGATCGCATGTGGTTGCGGAAGAGCTGACCAACTGCACCAGCGCCGAGGTTTTTCTCGACATAGATCACCTTGACGCCGTAACGCGCAGCCAGGGCAATGCATTTCTCCAGGTTCTCCTCAGCGAAGCCACCCTTCCAGCCGCCGATGCTCACGACGTGGATGTACGGGCCAAGCGTGCCGCCCAGGGCATACGACAGCTCGTCGCCGCCGTCGCCGGCAGGGTCCACGAACATCGTCATCTGCTGGAGTGGTGCCCAGCCTCCAGCCATCAGCGCCGGCAGGTACAGCTCGGGCTTGATGACCGGGAAGCGGTGAGCGTCGAACTTGAGCTTGAAGCGCTCGTCGGCAGCCCAGGCCACTTGCTCAGGCACACTCTCGTGCGTGGCGTCAATGAACAGCAGGTCGCGCAGCTTGAGCTGCATACGCTGCTCGTCGGCGAGGCTGGTGTCCAGCATGTACTGAAGCTGGAAGCCCTCGGGGCCTTGGTCCAGTTCCTTGTCGAGCAGGTCTTCTTCGTTGTAGCGCTGCGGGTCAGCCGCCCAGCCACGGGTGCCGTCGAGGCCCTTGCCGGTGCGCGGGTTGTGGCCTTTCTCCTCCAGGCGAGCGATGCGCGCCAGGATAGAGGGTGCGAGCCAGTCGCCATAACGCGCCTGCTCGTCCAGGGTCGGGAACCGGCCCGGCCAGATGCGCATCAGGAAGCCACGCGCGGGTAGGCCGTTGTAGATCGATTCGCGGGACTGCGGCGTACCCAGGTAGAGAATCTTACCGTGGGTACAGATAGAGGTGAACTCCTGCGACTGCCGTGTCAGCTTCGCCCGCTCGGTGGCGGTGAGGCCGTTCTTCGTGGTCTCGATGTCGTCAGGGATCAGGATGTCAGCCCGGTAGCCCTGGAGGGCGGCGGTGATCCCGATGCAGTTGATAGAGGCCGATTTCTCGACACCCTTCAACGCCCAGTTCACGTCGAAGCTGGTGGCCGAGGTACGGTCACCCATGCGGGCCTCGGGGCGCAGGTACGCCAGCAGGTCCCAATGCATGATCAGCTTCGTGATCAACTGGCCGTTCTCCTCGGCCTTGTCACCGGAACCGGATACCAGCATGGCGCGGGTAGCCGGGTTCTGCGTGATGCACCACACCACATAGATACAGGCGATGGTGGACTTAGCTTCGCCGCGCTGTGCAGCGACCATCGCCTTGTTGGGCGAGTCCTGCATGAAGTCGGCGATGTCGAGCTGCATCCACGTCATCTTGAAGCCGAGGAACAGCATGGCGTCCAGGCAGAAGTCCCGGAAGCGCGGGTACATGTCCCGCACCTCGTGGGCTATCTGGAATCGTTCTTGCGGCGTCATGCTGCCTCCTTAGTGGGTGTACAGGCGTTCCATCTCATCGTCCGTCTCACCGGCGATGAAGCCCTCCAGCGCGATACGGCGATTCTCCGCCTGCGCCTGCCGCATCTCCTCGCGGAGGCGGTCGATGTTGATGGTGTCGGACGGATCGCAGGTGATCTCGTTGTCCTTGAGGAACTTGGTGGCGGCAGCGATATCCGATGCGGGGATCGGGATGTCGTTGTCCATGTACCACTTGAAGTTACGCTCGATGGCGGTGCAGACCAGCTCATGTAGCAGGCCCAGCCGCTCAGCACTCGCGGTCTGCTTCTTGCTCATTACATTCTCCCTCGGAACAGGACCTGGAATCTCCAGTTCGCTGCCATTCCGCATTTGACGATAGGCCGGGTCACTTTGCCCGTACCGACGATAAGCTCCTCTTCAGTAAAGCGAGTTGAGCTGGCTCGGACGTAGAAGTTTCCCTGCCGTGTGTAGCAGACCAGAACCTGCGCCCAGGCGCTGCCCTCTGGCCGCCGATCGTCTAGGTCTGTCTTGATATAGTCCACCGGCCCAAGGTTCATCACATTGCGCTCTTCGGTAGCGGAATCGAAGAAGTCGATGAAGCCTTCGCCTTGCTTGGTATACACCAGGACATAGTTCATGTTCTGGTCGAACGTGACCGCCATACTAGCCACGCCTTCATTGATACCTGGTCCGATGCGGGTAGTCACTCGCTCTTTCTCAGGTGTCAGGTAGATGCCGTCTTCGAGTAGCTCGGCGTGCCACTCCTGATACAACAGACCTTGACTAGGGTCTTGGATGGCGACGCCACCGTCCACGTAGTCGCTGCGGTCGTTGATATCCCGCCGGTCCCGCGCACCCTGGAAGGGCACACGGGTACGGTAGTCACCGAACTTGAACTGAATCATACCCGATTGAAGATGTGGGTTACGGTGATGTCCACGCGCTCCAAGCTGTTCTTGACCAGAGGCGGGTCCAGCTTGATCTCCAGCTCACGTCCTGCCGGAGTCTCCCAGCGGAGGTACTGAATACCTTCCGTCCAGTTGGCATCGGCGGGCTGGATACGCATGATCTGTGCAGACTGTGCAGGAACCTGGATAATCCCGGTCCCGGCGGCGGCGCTCAAGTAGGCGGTCTTGGTCTGGCCGTTATTGTCCGGCGCACTGATAGCGCGCCACGACAGACTGCCGCGAGTGCCAAACTCAGCCACAGGCTCGGGCGATAAGTTCTGGAAGGTACGGCGGTCCCGCATGCTCAGGGTGTACTCGATACCCTTCATCGTGATCTTGACTTCACTGGACGCCGGCGGAGCAATCCGCAGAGTGTAGGTCACACGCAGTTCCTCATCCACCAGCACCGTGATCGTGGTAGGATCGCCGTTGGCGTCCTTGATCAGGGATCGGGAGTACAGCTCAGAGACTACCTGACCGATTCCTACCTCGGCCAGGGACTGGCCTTGGAAGGAACCTGCGCGGAAGGTCCCCGTGCCAGTATGCACTTTCTCGCCAGTGGTGGAATCCCACACTGCGCGGTTGCCGTAGTTCAGCGAGGCCCTGGCATTAGCCACAGGCGCCACGAGGGACACGTTAGCGGGGACCGGGGTACGGTTGCCGGTGCCGGCGAACATGTTCGTCCAGCCTCCGCTAGGGACGCCCTTGGAACTCATGGCTTCCAGCGCCAGGTCGGTGATCAGGTTTTTGAAGTGCAGGTGCTGGCGGACGGTTCCGTCAGGACGTACAATCTCCAGATCGAACTCGCCCCGGATGGTGCTGCTATGGTACATAAACTTTGCCCTCTATGATCTCCATGGACAGGGACCCAGCCTCAGCCCAGCGGGAGTATGGAATGACCGATTGCTTGTGCTCGCCGTGGATAATGCTCATATCCAACGAGGAGTTCTCCTCGACTGGTGTCAAGAACTGAACTACGGACTTGATTGCCGCGCTCAGCACGCCCATACTCCAGACGCTACTGTCCTTAACCTCAGTGAGTGTAATGACCATGCTCTTCAGGGTAGCGTCCCGCACAAGCATCTCATAACTACCCAGGTCCTTACTATCCGCGAACTTCACGGTATCTTGGATGATCCCGGCGAGGGCATGAAACGTCATACCCCCACGATCCGAGGAAGACTGCGGGTAGGTGATGGTGGTCAGCACCGGCTTGGGCCGGCGAATCTGCGACGCCACCACACCTGCGATAATGCCACGCATTAGTCGTCCTCCATCGCCCCGAAGATGATCCAGTGGTTAGGGCCGAGGCGCTTCAGGGTACACACACCGTTCTCGCCATAGAGCTGCATGGTGGTGTTCTGCAAGCGGTTGATGGTCACGCCAGGGCCGGCCACGATGTTGAGGTCGCGAATGCCCGCCTGTTCGAAGTGGACCTCGCTGAACTCGATCCAAGGCTCGTCCGGGTCCTCCATCTGCATGGTCAGGGTCAGGGACTGCTCGGAGGTGATGCAGCGGTTCCAGTAACCACGCCAGCTCGGATCGATGTCCGAGTCCTCGGTCACGGTGCGAATCTCGGCGAAGCCCAGGGCACGGCGCAGCGCCTCATTGGCGGCGTCGAGTGCTTCCTGTGCCAGGCGACGAGCTTCCTCGGCGATGCGGATCGCGTCGAGTACGCCGTCGAGAGCGAGGTTCGCGGTGTTGATGCCTTCCTGCACAGCGTACAGGAGCTGCTTGTTGTTCGCGTCGATGTATCGAGGCAGGAACGGGATGCCCTGGCTGAACTGCGTGTCCGGGACCTGGGCAGGCGTGTCGCGGAAGATGCGGACCTCTTGGTCCTTCTTCGGCACCACGGCCAATTGGATGTTGGTGTTGTCCACCCACGTGTAGTCGGTGGTGAGTATCTTATCGACCTGGACGAATACGTCCTCACGCCGCAGGAATGGGAAGTCGAGACTGAAGACAGCCTCGACCCCATCTGCAACGTGGATGGTCTCGGGATTCTTGAACCGAGCCACGTTATTCCCCTTTGATGGATTCCAGCAGCAACTTGGTCGCCGGGAATACGTTGACGAAAGGCAGTGCCCCTGCGGCGCCGCTGACGATATCGCCGGTGGCGGCTGCGGGGTCGTCGCCGGTTACTAGGTCCTTGACGCCACGGAACACCTCGTTGGAGTGCTCCGCCAGCCCGAAGACCGGGGCGGACATCCGGGAGTGCCCGGTGACTACGCCCCACATGTCGGCGGTGAAGCCGAGGCCGGCAGTGTAGCCGATGCCGTCGATGGCCATCTTGCGGATGCCTTCGTCAGAGGTGTCGAACTTGCCGTTGATCGCTGCCTTGGCACCCATCATCAGCGCGGTGAGCGGATACTGGAATGCGAGGAGCGAGGCCACGCCAAGCACGCCGGAGTTCTCGTAGGTTCCCCGGAGGAGCTTGTTGTGCGCGAAGGCCACAAAGCTACGGAACTGGCCCAGGATTTGACCGACAGGTGACCGGGCAAAGCCCGAGTTCTGACCTACCCGACCATACAGCAGCGAGTCGTCCATGATCCGCAGTGCGGTATTCATGACGGTGTTCACGTCTGCTTGGCTCCAGGCGCCCCAATTCATAGATTGGGCGTTCCTTCCTCTGTATGTGACATAACCGCGAACCCGCGCCAATACTGGCGTCCAGTCCACGTCCTTCCCGTACTGCTGGAGCACTCGAAGGGCCGCTTCATCCCCCTGCGCCGCCCGCGCCACCTTGTTCAAGGTGAGGTTGGCGTTCATGCGGGATTGCCAGTTATGGATGAACTTCATGCCGTTGAGCACCGGGACGGCCTGCTTACCTGCGTGCAGGAAGCGATCCATGAAGGTGTCCTGGCTGGCCAGGAAGGTATCGAACTGACGCTTCCAGGGCTTCATCCGAATGTCGTTGGCGAGGTTCAGGCCGAGAACGGTCTGCATCTCATCAGCGAGGTCCGGGTTGCGGCGCATGGCCCCAACGAAGTCACCCATGCGGGAGTTCAGCATGGCCTTCATAACGTTGAAGACGCCCTGCCGGTGGGCCATCGTGGCCAGCTCAGCAAGCTGATACACGCCGGAGAATCCCAGCATGGTGGCGCTGGTCAGGCCGCTGGCCCGCTGTGCAACGGGGCCGAGCTGGTGCTCACGCGGCACGTTGCCGGTGAAGTCCCCGAAGACGCCCCGCAGTTGCCCCGTCAGCTCCTGCACCTTATCGGTGCCCAGGTGGGCTGCCTCTCGCTGGTACTCCCGGATGAAGGCTTCGATCTCCGAGTCCCCCGGCATACCTGCGCGGGCCAATGCTGAGCGGCCCGACATACTGCCGGCGTAGTTCTCCATCAGCCGGTCGAGGTCCCGGTCGATCAGGTCCTGCACCCGATACACGGTGCCGTTGTGGTTGATCTCGGCGGTCATGTCCAGCGACAGTCGGCCCTTGCCGTACTTGACGGTGCCCTGGTCGGACTGCTTCTGCTCGATCTTGGCCATGATGCTGTCGAACTTGGCCTGGGACACGTTGGCCTCCTCCAGCGCCTGCCGGATGAATGCCGTGTCCGCTACACCCATCGCGCCCATGAACTCGGAGCGGATGCCGGTAGCCCTGTCCCGCGCCCGCTGCACAATGGCCTGTGCGATGGTATCGGCGTCAGCCCGGTCCAGGCCAGGGATGCCACGGAACACTGCCTCGCTGATGGCTCGGCGGGCCAGCCCAGGGGCGGCCTCATCCATCTGAGCCATCTTGGACCAGTTCCACGAGCGGTGGAAGTACCCCGGTCGCGGTGCGAAGTCCTCGAAACCACGCACACCTGCTTCCCTGGCCCGTTGGCCCATCAGACCGTGAATCTCGTCTGAGCGGTCGGCCAGGGCCTTGATGGTCGGCGGCAGGTTCGGGTCTACGCGGACGCTACCGTAGGCAGTCCACTCCCGGTCCCGGCGCAGCAGCTCCCGCGTGACCTGCTCGTTGAGCTGGTCGCGGACAGCCATAGCTCGTCGGGAGTTCAGCGCACGTGCCGTCAGGCCAACGCCCTGCTCAGCCATCGCCTTGGCCATCATCTCGTCGTAGGACTTCACGTAGCCCTCGAACTCGTTCCGGTAACGGCGCAAATAGCTCGCTGCGTTGTCGTTCGTGCTGAACCCATCCCGACGTACTGGGTCGTCGATAAGACGGCCCAGGAGGCGCCGTGCGCCCTCTCCGGGCTGGGCCAGGAGGTCGGCCTCACTGAAGAACCGGTTCACGAAGCCAGCACCTTCACGGGCGCGCTCCCGAGTGGACTGCACGATGGTCTCCAGGCTAGCCTCCTCGGTCACCGGAGCGCCCTTGTTGGCCCACTTGGCCTGAGCCTTGGTGTAACCCGGCATGGCGTCCATGATCGTCTCGGACGCCGCCAGGACGCGGCTCAGGGCCGTGTCAGCATCGGACCGGAGGCCCAGCAGGCTGCGGATACCCTCCACGAAGCGGGACCACAGTCCCGGCCCACCGTCGCTGTAGCGCAGGCGGTTCAGGGTCCTCTGGAATCGGGTATCCGTCAGGCCCCAGGCTACCAGCTCCTTGACGTTGGCCAAGGTGTTGGAGTTGCCGGCCAGCAGCGTCTCCTCGAACTCGGACAGTTGCCGACCGGCGGCGCGGTCTTGCTTCAGGGCGTTGAGCACGTTACCCCGGACGTTCTCCAGGGTCTGCATGGCCTGGGCCACCTTGGGACTCATCGCCCCAGGGTTCCGCAGGGCAGCGTTCATCACGCCGACGGTAGCAGCGTGGACCGCTTCGTGGAGCACGGTCACCGGGTTGGTGCCTACACGTCCTGGAGCGGTGCTGCCGCGAACCTGGACCAGGGTATCGAGGCCCTGAGTGGAGTGGAGTCCCGCTGTGCCTGGCTTGAGGAAGGCAGAGCTGGCAGTGTCGCCGCCCTGCACCACACGGAACGCGGTACGCTGCCCCAGGCCCTCCAGGGTCTTGAGGGTGTCAGCCACCTTGGCGGCGATGCCCTGGAGCGGCTTAGGCACCTCGGCGTGGGTCTTGAGGTGATCCACAACCTCGGACAGCTTACGGCCTGACAGGCTGTGCAGCTCGTCGCCGAAGGCCGTGTCACGTCGCGGGATGGCCGGTATCTCGGCCTGCTCCACGCGGGCGCTAATACGGGACAGCACGGTGCCCTCGTCCAGCAGGTCTACCACGTCACCGGCCTTGAAGCCGCGTGCGGCGGCCTCCTCGGCGGTCATGGCTACTTCTGGCAGCCCTACAGTAGGCGCCGATACTTCGGGCACATGCGGTTGCGTTGGGGCCTCTGCGGCAATGCGTCCCGCACCAGACCCCAGCAGAGCACCCACGCCAGCGCCAAGAGCACCCGCCACGATGTAGGTTCCGGCATCCACGTCGGCCCCTGCGGCATCCAGCCCAGCAACATACCCGACTTGCCCAGCGCCGCCAGCAGCAGCCATGCCAGCACGACCGAGCCGCAGAGCACGGCCAGCGCCGAAAGTAACCGCATCAACTGCCAGGGCTGCCGGGTCCAGCATACCAGCCGCGAAGTTCCAGTACGGGTTGTCCCGCACGATTTGTTCGTCCTGCTCATACCGTTGAATCCTCGATAGGAGGTAGGCCGCGTCCTTGGCATTGCCGGCACGGGCCATGATCTGAAGGTAGTTATCAGTCGGCTGGATACCTGCCGCCTGGAGCGCCTGGACCCCATAGGTCCCAGCGTCGAAGTTAGGGTCCACCTCGCCGGTACTGTTCGCCGCAAGGTCTGCGTCGAGCTGGAGCGCATCGCCCCAGCGTCCGACGAGGGTGGACTGGTTCCAGAGTGCGGAAGCACGGTCAAGGGCCGGCAGTTCCTGGTCCGCTACGATGCGTTCCAGTTCCCGCGCATTGGCTCGTTGGCCCGCTGCCACGTTCCGTTCTCCGATCTCGCCACCCGTCAGGGCGTCGAACCCCACGGTAGGCACCGCGTCGAGTTGGCCCTGTACTTGGGCCTCGTCGAGCTGTGCTTGGTCAAGGGGATACTTGGGCGTCATGCGGCCCTTGAATTGCTTTGCCATGTCTTACTCCGCTGTTGCGGCGCTGTACCAATCGACCCCGATCTGGCTCGGTGTATCGAAGTGGGGCGCCATGCGCTTGATGAATGCCTCAGCCCGGTCGGGCGTCTGCGTGTACCATTTGCTGTTCCGCACCCCGGCCTCGAAGGCTTCCTTGTTGCGATCCTTGATCGCCTGGAAGGTGTTACGGAACTGCCGGGCACGCCCTTCGCCCATCTGGAAGGCCATACCGGCCAATCCCAGGATAGAGGCATTGTTCGTAACGCCCAGCTCGTCGGCCAACCTCACACCCTGGTCGAGTGCGCGGTCGGTGTCCTCGGCGAACCACTGCGCGGCTTGCTCAGGCGTGACTGTAGTGCCTGCCCCAGCATTGCCACTGCCCAGGTAATGCCCCAGGCCCACACTATAACCATCGGCATCCTTATACGCCTCCCCTCGGTAAGCCTCGAACTGAGCCAGTTCCTTCCGCCAGTTGAACACGTCCTGCTTCAGCATGCCGGCACTGTTACCCCCGTTCATGCGAATGTCCGTGCCGCTGACCTTGACGTTGGCACCGTACTCGGCGCCCCGCATCGCATTCAGCTTATCCGCGTTGCGCTTGAGCACCTCTTTACCGACTGCCTGGGGATCAACCCGCGTGCGGTCCAGGGCCACACCGTTCTCGTCGTACTCGACGGCGAGGAGGCTGCCGCTGGTGCGGTCGTACTCGAAGGCGACTACCGACTTGTAGCCGAGGAGTCCTTCGACATGCGGCTTGTGCTGCTCGGCCAGGACGGTTCCGATGGTCTCGGTGTCGTTGGTCCCGAATAGCTGTTCGGCGGTAGTGCCACGCGGTAGGATCAGTGGCGCGCTGTCGCGGCGGCTGAACAGGTCCCCTTCCTTCAGGTTGCGGCCCTCGCCCACCTGGATGGTGCGGTTGCGCACGTTGGCGGCGGCGATCTCCAGAAGGGCTTCGCGGCCCGTGTCGCTGGTGAGCAGACCCGCATGCTTGCGGTCGCTGGCCAGCCAGTTCGCCTCGTCGATGGTCGCCCGGCGGTACATGCTCAGAACGGCCTCGTTATTGCTCAGGTCGCTTTCGCCGGTCAGCATGTTCCAGGCCCGACCGAAGATGTTGTTCACGAACTTGTCGTTGACCTGCTTGCCGAGGTTGTCCTTGAATGCCTTGGTGTTCTGGCCTTTCTCGAACTCATCCATCTGCTTCACGACTTCGGCGTTGGCGCTGAACTCGCGCAGGGCCTGGGCCGGGGCAATGCCCATCTTCATCTGCTTGAGCGCCCAGGCCACGGCGCCCTGCTCGGCCTCCGGGATACCTGATAGCATCACGTTGCCGGCGGAGGGGTTGATCTCCTGGGCCGAAGCCACCTGCTCGAAGATGCTGTTCAACGTGTTGACCAGCTCCGGGTTAGCCTCGCCTTCCTTGGCCGCCTGGATCATGCGAACCGCGCTGCCCACGGACTCGCCGTAGGTCTTGGGGAAGGTCCCCAGGCGCAGGCCGAGCTGCGTACCCTGCACGAGGCGATCCGTCAGGCTTGAGCCGTTGGCCGCCTGCATCTTGTCCCACTGCTCCAGGGCCTCAGTGACGTTCGTCCCCAGCGTGTGTAGGGCGTTGATGTCCCCCGCTTCCAGGGCCGCCATGATGCCCTGCATGCGTTGGGCATTGCCCAGGCCGGTCATGGCCTTGGTCATGAACGAGATGGCCTGAGCATCGCTCCAGCGGCCCTCCTCGACCATGCCACGGGAGTACGCCTCAACCTCAGCGAGGTCTGTGATGGCACCGTTGGCCACCCGCTGTTGGAAGTCTGCATCGGCCCGCAAGGTGGCCATCGATTCCTTAGCCCGAGTCTGCGCCTTCGATTTCTCATAGAGACCGTTGAGGGCACGTCTGTCGTCGAAGGACATGCTGTCCAGGAAGCCGGCGTCGCGCAGACCCTCATAGATGCCCCGCTGGTTCATGTCCAGGCTGGCCGCCAGGAACTGCATGCCTACCTTGTCGCGCACCTCCAGCGGGATATCCTCGGAGGTCATGATGTTGGTATAGAACAGGCCGGCCTCTTCCAGGCTGAGCTGCCGGGACAGTTCGTCGCCGGTGGCCTGAGCCTGCACAGCCTTGGCCAGGATACTGTTACCCTGGGTACGGAAGCCACGGGCGGCCTGGTCGATGGACCAGTCCATGTACGCCTTAGCCTGCATGCCGAAGAGCTGTTCCTCGGCCTTCTGCTGCTGCGCCAGCGCCTGTAGGGCATCGTTGGGGTTCATGCCCTCGGTCGAGTCCAGGACGTGCGTAGCCTCCTGGGACAGGTACTTGCGGAACTCCTCGGGAGTCATCTCCCGGCCCTTGTTGGCGATGAATCGCTGCATCTTCAGGCTGAAGTCCGCCTGGGCGATACGGTAGTCCTGCTTACGCCAACCACCCTTCACGAATGGTTTGGCCAGTACGTTGCTGTCTACTGCCTCCTCAGCCTCGCCGGCCATACGGGCACGCTCACCGCGCAGAACTTCCTGCTGCACGTTGTGCTCGAACCATTTGCCAGCGATCTGCTGACCGGCACCCAGGATGCCGTCGAGAATCTGCGAGCCTACGCTCGGACCGCTGTAGTTGACCTCGGAGTCGCGCACTCCGCGCCGAGCACTCTGGCCCGGCTGGAGTTGCGTCTGTCCGACGTTGATCCCAAGCTCTTGGGAAGCACGTTGCGATTCCGCCATCAGTTGCCTCCTTTAGGCGTGGCGCCGAACTTGAAGTATTGACTTGCGTACAGGGAACCCGCCGACATCAGACCGGCCACCAGCGGGGACCGTTGCCCCGCCGTGGTACTCTTCTGACCCAGCAGGCCGGCCTTAGCCTGAGCCTGGATGGAGTGCGCCTGCTCGGCGAGGTTCCACATCTGATTGTCCAGGTTGTCGTCAATCTGGATCAGGGCCTCGCCGACCTCCCGCTCGATATCCAGGGCCACCGCATCGACGGATGCACCCTTGACGCCGAACGCCCCGGCCTGAGCCTCGGCGCTTCCGCCGGCTAGCATCCCCTGGCGCTTGGCCTCCACCTGCGAGGCCACGGCTTGCTTGCGGTAGCTAGCGGCCATGACTCCGAGGTTGGCGATATCGCGGGCAGCGGCGCCCAGGTTGTCGAGGTCCGTCTTCAGTCGAGCCTTGTTCTCGGCCTTGATCTTGTTGCGCTCTTCCTTGTTGGCCAATCCCTGTTGAAGGGCGGACATGCCGCCAGCGGCCAATAGTGGTAGCCAGAAAGCCATCACACCCTCCTGTAGGTTTGGTTGGACTTGAAGTTGTACTCGACAGCCCGAACGTTCATGTCGTACGGACTGTGACAGCTCAGCTCGAACTTGGACGTGGCCATATCGACCCGTGCCGGCAGCGGCACCACAGCGCTATCCACCAGAGGCTCCCCGGCATTGAGTTGCCGGCTGAACAACCGAAGGGGCGTCGTGTCGTACCACGGCTGGTTGGGTCGAGCCGTGTCGCTGATGCGCCACAGGAACTCGCCGGTCCAGCCGAAGTTTACGTTGTACCGATGAAGCACTGCACGGGTCGAGGTCATGGGCAGGCCATTGTGGTCCCGGAGAACCGGCGGAGTGAACTCCACCTTCGACCAGAACTCACAGCCGACCACATACACCGCCCCGACCACGGCCTCGGGCACGTCGAGGAACACCTTCGTATTCGTCTCGCGCTTCACACCGAGATGGGTACGCTCCATGTAGGCGCCGGCCACGGGCTGTAGCTGATACACGGCAGAGGCATCCTTGATCAGGTCCCAATGCTGCTTGGTCAGCTCCAGCTCACCAGCGACGGTCGCCTCGATACGCCGCCAGTAGTCGTATTTAGGGTATTGCAGACCCTCACGGGCTGGCAGGCTGTTCAGGTGCATACGGCCCAGGGCGATCTCCTGGCCCTTCTGGATCAGAACCATCAGGTTGTCGCCAGTGAAGTAGGCGCCAATGATCTGGTGCCGCAACGTCCAGCGATGAAACGCGTTCTGTACTTTCTCGTTGCCCTGCCAGAGGTACTGGTGGCAGATCATCTCGTCCGCCGTGCTGGTACCAAACACCAGGTAGCCGCTGGAGGCCGCCGCCTGGATGTACTCAGCCGGCCCCGGCATGTAGCTCGGGATGTGGCTGGTAACGTCTTCGGCGACGTAGTGGCTGTCCGTGGACGGCGACGGGGCCATCTCATGCAGGCCCATGAAACCCAGGGCACGCTCCGCAGCGAAGTACACACTGCGGCCAGTCACGGCAGGTGCCGCCCTGGTATCGAGGTCGTACTGCGTGGTGATGCTGATAACCGCCGTCCGGGGAGTTACAATGCCGCCACCGGGGACCACGGCCTGATACTTCTTGGCGAAGACGATCAAGTCCTTGTTGAAGGTGACCGCGTGCTCGTACGGCTCAGTCAGGCTCCCTTGGGCCGCGATCTCGATAGGATCGTCGTCGTTCAGCGCGGCTGCCGACTTCTTGAACCAGCGGTGTGGATTGTTGCTGGCCGACATGCAGACGTACTCCTGCGACAGGAGGACGAGGCGACCCTGGAAGGTCGTCATGCCGGTGATGCCTCGGGTGACGAAGTTGAACGTGGGGTTCGTATCCTCGTCGCCGGAGCCACGTCGATCATACTCCAGCTCGTTCAAGCTGTAGGTGTCGGTAGCCTCATCCCAGCGCAGGGCCAGTGGCATCTTCTTCAGGACCCAATCGGTGCCGTAGGCGGCCCGCTCTGCCCAGCGGCGGTTAGCGGAATCCCACTCGAAGTATACCGGGGCCTTGGTGGAGCCGGTGGCCATGACAGCGCCGTCCATGAACTGCACCCCCACACCAGGGGCACCGACTCCCGGCAGCAAGGCCGGCAGGTCCGCCGTAGCATTGAGGCTCATACCACCTGACGCGATGCCGTAGTTGTTGCCCATATCCGTGGACACTTCAACGTGGATATCGGCGTCGCCACGGAATGCGATGTACCCGTCCTGCACGCCCCGTTGGTTGAGGTAGCCGGCTATGGTTGCCGCGTTGGCGTCCGGGTCCACCTTCGGGTACTTCTTCGTCGAGTTGGGCAGAGTGTACTCCGGCGCCCCGAAGAACTTACCGTAGAGCTGCCAAGCGATGTAGCCCACGCTCGTTTGGAACGGTGCCTCGGCAAGGTTGGGGTTGGTGCTGGCGTTGTCCGGCGTCACGTAAGTGGCCGTGTGGCTGTAGGTGGTGCCCGTGGCGTTATCCTTGACCTTGATGGTCATAGAGAATGCCTTCGAATACTGACCCGCCTTGATGTACAACCAGCCGGCCTTGTTGGGGTCTACGCCCTTGATGTCGGTGCGGTCGGCCTCGGGCTTTACACTCAGGTTGGCGATGAACAGGTCATCGGCCACCGTGGCGGCCCGTAGCTGCCTGTAATCGTTGGCCTTGAGGTAGTCATGCACCAGGGGCTGACCCATCAGCAGGCGACCGTCCCGCTCGTCGAACAGGTACAGCTCGCCACGGTGCTGCGCCACCAGCATCGCAATGCTGCGGCCACCGAGGTTCGTGTGGTAGAGGAACGGCCTCGGCCAGGGCTGGTCGGTATGCAGCAGGTGGGCCATCAGCTCGATACCGCTGCGCCGCCGAAGTCCTGACACGGGATCGGATACCATGTTGATCTGCTCGCTGAGCTGGCCCGGCAGGCGCTCGAAGGGCACCTGCTGGCTCACACCCATCAGCAGATTGGGATACGCGGATTGCTTGTAGCTCATACTCAGGTCCTCAAGCTGCGCCGCCACCGGCTGAAGCTACGCTTGGCCTGGGTGTTCAGCGGACGGGATCGGGTGTGCATGCGGGACAGTTCGTTCTGATACGCCTGCAATTCCTGGGCGATGACCTGGGCGGTCTCGTCCGGTCCAATCTCGTGAGTGTATACCGCGAGCGCAGCCTGGTGCGCAATGACGCGCTGTGCGATCTCCGGGATATGGTCCCACTCCCGAGACAGTACCAATCGGCCCTCGACCGGCTTACCGATGCGGTCGTCACCGGTGTTGGCATCTCGCACCCCCAGGCCGTCCCACTGGAGGTCCGGGGAATCCGGATAGAATGCCAAGGTGCCCTTGGGCAGGTTGATGCGGCCCGTGGGGTCAGGTGTCAGCTTGTGCCTCCACCAGGTGTTGAACCACCAGCCTTGTGTCAGCAACTGGATGCGTTGATCTTCCAGCTCCGGGAGGGCGATGGCCATGGTTGGATACGTCTCATCCATGCTCAGGGTCGGCAGCTCGCCGATCTTGCGCAGGATGACATTCACTGCGTCGAGTAGTAGCATAGGGTTTCTCCTAAAGCGCAAAAACCCACGCAGGGAATCTGCGCGGGTCATTAGGCTTTGAAGAAACCCCACACCGAAGTGCGGGGTTTCGTGGCATCACGCGGTGATGTCGAAGGCGCCGATACCCTTCAGTTCGATGGCACCAGCGGTATCCGGGCGACGGGCACCGATGTTGTACATCTGGAAGGTATCCAGGACCCACGAGAATTTCTCGTTGTCTTCCCACAGCTTGGCCTGGACCGGCGCCACTTGGGCGGTGATCAGGGTCTTGCTCGGGAGGAACAGGGCGATCTGGCGCTCGGACTCCTCGGCACTCACGTTGAAGTGACGGCCCAGCGGGTGGGCTGCGATTGCCTTGGTGGCGAAGCGCGGAGTCTCCAGCACCTTGACGCCGTTGAGGATGGCCACGCGGGACTTCACGTAGTCGTTGGTCGCACCGGTTGCCTGGTACTCGACGTTCATCAGCTTGTCGTGCTCCAGCAGCAGGCTGAACACACGAGGCGACATCGGGGTCAGGCCCTCGGAGTAGACCGCATCGCCCAGGTCGCGGTCGATGAAGGTCTCGACGACGCGGCGGTGCATGCGGACGATCTTGTCGGCAGCTTGCTTGGCGGTCAGGCCGGTCAGGTCCAGTTTCTCCAGCACGCCCGGCGAGAACGCGTCTTCCAGGTCTACCGGAGCGTCCATCGCGGCAGCCTTGATCACCTGGATCAGGCAGGCTTGGTCGAACTTACGGGCCAGTTCCTGGCCGTCCAGCTCGGCGACTTCCTTGCGCATGTCGAAGGATTGGGTCCACTCGTCCTGGTGGTCGAACTGGTGGCGGAGGTACAGCAGGGTGTCGACGGTCAGGTTCCACTTGTCGTTCACGACTCGGCTGCGCTCCAGCTCTTCACCGGCACGACGGCCCTTGGCCTCGACGTTGCCCAGGCGATCCAGGCGGACCACGTTCGAGCCACGCAGGTCGCGGATGTTCATCAGCGGTGCGAACTTGGAGGTGTAGGCGAAGTGCTTATCGACGATGCCCAGGTGCTCTTCCAGGTGGATGTCAACGTCCGCGTTCTTGCCAGCGTAGTTCGGACGGGTCAGGTCGTTCAGAAAGCTCATGCGATTCTCTCTCTTTTGGATGTGAGTTTAAGGCCGGAGTAGGGCAGGGTCGTTAGATACCCTGCGCCATACCTGCCTTACGACGCTCGCGCAGCGCAGCCATATCGGCTTCGGATGCGTTCAACGGCAGCTTGGATACCTCCGCTCGGTATTGCTCAGCGGACAGAGCTGCCAGGGCAGGTGCCGCAGCACCCAGGGGTTGGCCGGCTGCCTGTACAACGGCACCGGAGCCTTGTGCGAAAGCAATGATTTGCTTCGCTGCGTATTGCATGGCCTGGGCATCGCCCGAGTCCATCAGCCGACCGATGGCGGCCTTGGTGGCAGGGTCCGCGTGTTGGTTGAAGACGCCGGCAGCCTGCTTCAGGACGGCCTCACCACCGACGGCGGCATAGGTCTGATTCAGGACAGCCTTGGTCTGCGCATCGACATAGGTCAGGACGCCCTTGGCCACGTTGATGACGTGCTGAGCCTGGGCCGGACCCAGGACTTCCTTCAGATAATGCTCGTCGATGAACCGAGGATCGCGGTTCTCGGCGGCTTTGCCGAAGGCTCGGACGGTATCCAGTTTGTCAGAGAACGCCTCCAGATAGCTGATGGAGGGTGCCAACTGCGGGTCGCCTTCGAGGTTTCCTGCCAGGGTGCCTACGATCTCCCCGTTGGGAGTGAAGGCCGGCGGCGGCGGGACTTCCAGGTTCTCGGGAAGAACTGCACCCGCAGCCGGCGGAGCTACCGGGGCCGGCTGAGCGGGTGCTTGCGGAACAACGGGTTGACCTGCGGCAGGCACCGCCACCGGCTGGTAGTGCGGCGTCATGGCGCTGGTCGGAACAGGTTGCGGCTGCTGGGTCGGGATGGCCAGTTGCTGCGGCGCACCCACCTGACCGGGCTGGACCGGAGCCTGCTGCTGGATCACCGGGTTCGGCATCACCTGCACATGGTTCGGGGTCGGCGCGGCAGCCGGGGGTATGTTGGCAACCAGGTTAGCGAGGCCCGGCGGCAGTTGCTGTTCGTTCGGTTGGGTCATCTATCAGACTCCTGCGAGTGCATTGGTCATGTCGGAAGCGCCTTCCAGCAAGGTCTCCTGCGCGGCCTGGGCCTGCGCGGCCTGCTGACGCTGCTGCTCCGCCTCTGCCTGTAGCTCGTCGGCGCTCTTGTAGAACTGCGACGTATCGACACTGAAGGCTGCCCAAATCGTGTCCATCATCTTCGGTAGCGAGATGCGGGGATCGAGCTGAGCAATCGGGGCCAAGCCAGCAATGACTTGGGAAGCGTTGAGCATGCTCTGCACAGCGGCGGAGCGGGACAGGGCGGGAAGGCCCGTCTCGATAGCCGGCTTGTGCTGCTTGGTGATCAAGCCCTGGAGTAGCGCATCATCCACCTCGGAGAGGCAGACGTAGGCCAGCGGCGACTGGAGGTTCTCGGCCAAGAGCGAGTATGTGCCGCCCAGCGTGTTCTCTGCCTCTTCCGCAGTGATGCGGACTTCCTCGGCAGTGACGCGCTCGGCGTCTCGCTGGTTGGCACCATACATGAACGCCTGGTTCAGACGTACGACTACGGCTTGCAAGCTCTGCTGGATAGCAGCCATCTTGTTGTAGTCGCCACGCTCGTAAGCACGGACGGCTTCCGCGCCACCTGGCACGTAATCGCCCATCTCGGCGTCCTGGTAGTCATCGACTACCGCACCCTTGGCCTCGTCCACGAGGTTCAGGACCTCCAGCGACTCCAGCTCGTACAGGCCGAGTTTCTCGCTCAGCAGGGACAGCTTGGCGAAGTCGCCGATGTAGTCCTCGACGTGGCCGCGACCGTAGTGCTCGCCAGGGGCGAGGTTCCAGGTCGGCACGATGTACGGACACAGGTGGATAGGCCAGCGGCCCTCCTTGCCCACACGCACGCCGTCGATCTCGTGGTACAGCTCGGCGTACTCCATCGCCGTGCCCTTCTTGCGCTGTACGTGGGTGTACAGGTCCACGCTGCCCGAACCGGACAGGTTGCGGCCTGCGCGCATCAGGTCCTGCTTGTACTCTTCATCCAGGTCCTTGGACTTGTAGCGCTGCTTTAGGACGATATCCATCCAGCGGCCAGTCGCATCTCGGCGCACCGCGTAGGAGCGGAGCGACCATGCGACCACCGTAGCGGCGTCGCTGTCGCGGTACAGCAGAGCATTACCAGTCACGATCAGTAGCTTGATCACCTGCGTCAGGACCGCCAGGGAGGCGTTCTGGAACAGGCGCTGTGTTGCTTTGCGATCCACCCGAGCCAAGGCAGCAGTCACTTCGGTAATGTCTGTGTCCCGGCTGTCGGCCTCGCGGCGGATCGCATCAGTGAGTTCGGATCGGAAGAACGGAATGCCCGTGGGGAACAGCGACCGCGCCAGCTTGGCAGCGAGGTTGTTCACTAGCAGGGCGCCGGCAGACTGGAAGTCGTGTTCTACGACACCCCGGCTACCGGACATGGGATCGACCATCAGGTACGGGAGCGTGGTCTTAGCGAACTCGATAGCCCGCTGCTCCACGCTGCCGTCCCGCAGCTTCTCCCACAGCATTGCTGCGGTGGTTTTCATGGCGTACCTCGTCAGTAGTTGATACCGAGGGTTTGCGATACGCCTGTGCCCGCCTGATTCCGGCGTCGTCGAGTGCCGGTGCCAGTGGCATCGGCCATCGCTCCTAGGTCAACCTGCGCCACGTTCTCGGCGGTGAGGTCAACCTGCTGGTTTCGTGCGAGCTGATCCGCCTGCTGTTGCATCAGTCGGTTTTGCTCTTCCATACGGCGCGCATCGTCTTGCGCACCGCTCAGGTCAGTGCCCAGCAGACCATCAGCGAGTTTGCCGATGATGGTCTTGCCCAGCACCTTCTTTACTTTCTTGCCCATAAGGCTTGGCTCTCCGGTAGTGGATCGTGTACCGGCTATCGCTTTCACGATGGCTCCAGCACACGAGGGGGATTTGACCCCAGCCGGCCTGACGGTGGAGTTCGCGGATGAACTCCCGAGCCACGCCCGTGTTGCGGTAACGCGGCAAGACGTACTGCCACTGTGCGGTCACGCACGGGCCGACGTGGGGATCGTCCTCGAACACGATGCAGGCGCCGCCGGCCAACTGGCCATCGCGGAATACCAGCAACTCTGTCCGATCATTGCCCTCGATACTGTCAAGCATCGCTTCCAGGGCTTCTTCCTTCGAGCGGAAGAGGGTGAACTCTTCCAGCTCCTGTACTGCCAGCCAGCACAGGCCCATCAGTTCGGATGGGGCGCCGGCCTTTGCGTGGACTCGCCAGATGGATTTGGTCATTAGCGCAACTCCACTGCGATGGCGTCTCGGCGGCGCAAGCGGACTGCTCGCACCACGTCTCGCCGACCGGCCTGGAACTGGATATCCTCCATCGTGGTCCCAGGGCTGATCTTGTGTTCGGGGAAGGTCTGTTCTAGCCACTCGATCTGCTGAGAGGTGAACGTGACAGGTTGGGCCTTACCCTTGCCTGATCTCGATCCTTCCACTGTGGGTGACATAACCACAGGTCGGCTGGTCTTAATAGTAGCCATCTATCATGTCTCCTATACTGTTTAGTCTACTCTATCTAGAATCCCTGGTAGTCGTCTTGTTCCACTCTCTTCTCCCTCTACGGTCTTCCCTGACCTCTACTCTCCCTCTCCGAGGGCCTTGGACGGATGCACTTGCTCCTATGTGGGTGACATAATCCTATCAGCAGAAGAACGCCCAGGAGTCCCGTACAGCCTCCAGATTCAACGATCCTCGGCGGGGCGGGGTAGCTTCCACCCCGAGCTGTTTCGCCAGCTCTACGAGCACGCAGGGGCCACTGTACATGGCAATGAACTGCTCCCGGATATGGACGTGCATCCGATCCACGTCAGAGGCATAGGTGCCCATGCTGTCGTGGATGGCCTGGATCGGGATATCCTCCGCTGCGCAGGCCAGGGCGGTCAGTCCCAGGTGGCTGCTGTCCAGGCCATGCACGAAGTTGGGAGCGATGCCGTTGGCGTTGCGCATGGGGTCCAACTCGTCCTTGGCCTCGTACAGAGTGACGTACTCGACAGCCTCGGCCCGCAGCCGGACCCGCACTTCCTCGGTCTTCGGGTAGGACTGGAAGACCTGCATGCCGAGTGGCGTGATCCAGTGCAAATCCTTGGAAGCGTCAGGAAGGGCCTTAGCGAGCCGCTGGAGCCATTCCATGGCGAAGACTGCCGATGGTACTGTCTCGCGGATTGCGTCCAGTATGAGCGTTGCCATGTAGCTTCCCAGGCGGTATGAAGGCACACCCTCGGGAATCTCCACGCCAGACTCGTCGAGGTAGTCCAGGCAGTGGTCCACGACGCCCTTGAACGTGGTGCCGTATACCAGCGTCATACAGGGCTTCTTGGTCAGGCTTCGCGACAGACCAGCCTTATCCCACAGAAGGGCATAACCCCGCGCCTCGCCTTCCGCGCCAGGCGCTCGGTCTCTCTCCAGAGACTCGTTAACGAGTCCGAGCACTCGGGAGTAGATATCAGCTTTTGCAAGTCCAGGTGGCAGGAGGTTGACGTAGGCTCCGCCGATCTCGTCCCGGAGAATAGCCGAGTAGTGCTGGAGTCCTGAGCAGGTTGCATCCATGTGGACGATGAAGCCGCTTCGGTACCCCTCGGGATTACCGGAGGCATAGGCCGCGCGCAGCTCCAGCAGACCTGCGATGGCGCAGAGCGGGGACTCGGCCTCGGGGAAGAGACCCGGATAGTTCTCCGGGCCTTCGGCGAGGGCGCGCTGGAAGTCGTCCCAGCGTTCATCGACCCAGGCTGCCCGGTCGTCGAAGTACACCTTGTCGCATCCGAGGGAGTTGGCGACGTGTACCTTGAGCCAGTATAGGCCACGCTTGCCGAGGACACGCTTGTCGTGGAATCGCAGGCATGCCTTGGCGATGTCGGACCCTTGGGGATTCGGTGTGCCCCAATAGTACATGCGACCACGGGAATCGACGTGCATCGGGAAGTACACTGCCTTGCCATGATGCTCTCGAACAACTCGGTAGAGTGCAGCAAACTCGCGAAGTTTTGCGGTATGCTCTCGCTCGCCGGTGTACCATCGGTGGACGGAGCGTTTCCAACGGTTGAAGGCTTCCAGCTCTTGCTCACTGGCGTTCTCCTTGGCCCACTCGTCACCGAGCGGGAACTCGGGCTTGTCCGGGTAGGTGCGCTGCGGAATGCCCAGCACCCCGCCCCCGGAGTTGAAGACGCGCTCGATGATCTCGTACACGTCACGGTTGATCTCGTAGGCCACAGATTGCAGCACATTGACCGCCTCATAGACCTTGGGCATCTTGTCCTGGCCCAGGTGGCGGAGCTGCGCCTGCCGTGCCCGCTTGGTCTGGTGCTTGGTGCGGCGTACCAGCACATGGTGCTTCTGCGCCTTGGCGCTGTAGTATCCGCCATCGCACCAGTCGTTCCAGGGTCGCGGCGGCGCCAGCATCACGCTCCGGCCAGGGCCGCCCCAGGTCATTGCCGCCGAGGGGTCCTGGAGGAACTCCCTGGCCTCCGGCGACGGCTCCAGGTGGACGCTCGTGCCGCCCCGCCCTGTGAAGCGGTTGGGTTCGAACAAGCCGCACTGGATCAGCGGGTCGCCAATGAATTTGCCGAGGCGCAGGTAGTCGCCGTCGGGCAGGTCGATTCGTGCCTCTTCGGGCAGCACCGCGTCCAGAAGAGCGTCCATCGTCTTCTGGATGTGCCGAACGCTGCGAGTCCTGCTGGTCTTGAGGTAGTCCAACGTCCGGTCGTAATAGGGCTGGTTGACCTTGAAGGCCAACCGGACTTCGATCTCGCGGCAGAGCATCTTGCCCATGTGGGTGTAATACTTCGTCGCGGTGATCGTTGGGTAGTTGATGAGCATCGACAGCCCAGCCCGCAGCGCCATGACTGCGAGGTCCTGGGCGTCGATGATCCGCAGCAAGTGCCGGAGCTTGGCTGCCGGCCCCGCCGCCTTCGCTTCCTGGTGGGCGAAGATCGCTTCGGTCACGATGGGTAGCATCCGCATCAGCATGATGCGTGCCCTGGGGATGCGGTCGATGGACCCTTGGGCAATCGCCTTCTCCAAGGCAATGCGGGCGTCGTTCTGCGCCGCCCCGACAAGGGCCTCTTCGTGGGCGATCTGCTGCTGTATCAGGTCCATTCCGTCTCCTATCGCTTCTCGATTACTCGTCCGATGTCATCGGCACCGAACTCTTCTTCGGCCAGGGTGACCGCCTGTTCCAGGGTGGCGGCGCGGTATTCGCGCCACTCTCCGATGCTGATGATCTCAGCTCGATACCACTTGCTCCCGTTCATCGCGGACCAGCCTCCTCGGTCAGGGCCACCTCGGCGGCGGCCATTGCATTGAACGCCTCATGCACGAGGTGCATCAGGTTCGACTCGTCGTCCAGCGGCCCGTCCAACAGGCGCTTGGATTCGTGGCGGTGCTGAGCTTCCTTGAACTGCTCCACCGTCATCTTCTTCCAGTCGTGAGGCAGGTAGCCCTTGACCTCGGCGGCCCACTGCATCATGCGAGCGAGTTCTCGCTTGAGCCTGGGGAAGCCCTCGACTATCAGATTCATCGGCAGCTTGCCGACCTTGCGACCCTCCAGGGACGCCTCGGGAGTGGCATACTGATCCGGGGTGATCTCCGAATAGCTACCTGCGAATACCAGACTCATAGGACCTCCTTAGTTGCTCAGCAGGGCTTTGCGTTGCGCCGTGGTGTTGCGAGTGTATCGCCCACGACTCCAGCCGCCGCAGCCGCCGCAGTGATAGTGCTCGTACTTGCCGGTCTGCGTATGCACCCAGCCTTCCTGCTTCACATCCGTGTCGCCGCACTTCGGGCAGCGGATGGTCGGCTCGGCGTCGTTGAAGTACACGGCCACGTTAGGATGGCCGACGAACCACGGACGCATCAGGATGTACAGCTCTTCCATCGAGCGCACGTCGTCGATGTTGTACAGCCGCATCTCTTCCCAGGCTTCCGGGTTATCCTGCAAGCATGCCGCCCACAGATCGAATCCGGGGAACTTGCCGTGCAGGCGCTTCTTGATGGTGCAAGCGTTGTGCGTCATGTACTCCAGCTTGCGGCTGGTGAACGCGAACTGCTGCTTGGCGATGATCAGGGTGTCGATCACCTTGAACGGTCGCGGCGGCGGCATCTTGTTCAGGAAGAACCGCGCATTGATCTTGGGCACGTCGAAGCGCTTGCCGTTCTGCACGATGATGATGTCCGCTTCGTCCAGCAGCTTGTGCAGGGCCACCAGCAGGTGCAGGTCGTCCAGCGGGGCGCCCTGGCAGTCCATGTAGATCACCTCGTCGGTGTGCATCCACTTGGCACAGAACGACAGGATGGTCCAGTCGCGCTTGATCTGGTTGAGGCCGACGTTCTGCTTCCAGAGCGACCACACCCAGCCCTCGATAGGCGAGGTCTCGATGTCCAGGCTCAGCACCTTCGGACCCTGGCCGACCACGTTGCCCACGGCGCCGGGGAACTTCCGGACCACCTCAGCGGCCTTGCGGCCCAGCCAGTGCAGCGCGCCCTTCTTGGCGTACTTGCCGCGTTCCTTGCTGTCGTGGAAGCCCAGCTTGACGCACCAGTTGCGGAAGCACTGCCGGCTCACCTCACCGAAGCGGGATTGCTCGGTCAGGTGCTCGGCGCCCTTCTTGAGGCCCAGCTCCACGTAGACGTTGCGCAGGTACTCATTGGTGAATTGCTTTCGAAGTTTGCTCATACGTTCCTCGCGTTGTGCTTTGTGACGGCCATCGCCGCTTTACGTTTGGCGGCTGCCTGCCGGCGCTTGGCCAGCTTCGCTTCATGCTTCTCCTCGTCGGTCTTGTGTAGGGGATAGATCAGCGGATGCTTCGGCCCCTCCAAGTACGCCAGGAGGGAGTGCAGGTAGGGGATGATGTCGGAATACCGCATCGATTTGCAGCCCCAGGAACCCGCCGCATTCGTGATCTTGCCTTCGGCAGTGTTGCAGGACCGGTGCAGGACACCCCGCACCAAGCCCGTCTCGTGGTCGTGATCCATCACGGCCTCGCCCTTCACGCTGATGTCGATGGGCTTGCCGCAGAGCGGGCAGAGTTTGCCCTGCTCGGCCCACAGCTTCAAGGTGAAGGTGCGCTGTTGGCTGCGCGGTATCTGGTAGACCTTGGGATCATTCGTCATAGTCTTGCTCCCTCCGCTTCTGGAGCAGCGCCTCGTGGTAGGCGTCCAGCTCGATGATCCACTGGCGGAAGGCCGGACGAAGGTCTCGGCTTAGCAGGTACTGCGCGGCGTTGTCAGTCGGCGTTCGGCGCATCCACAGCACCTCGGCCTCCGCCAGCGGGTTTTGTTTGATCTTGGCGTAGGCTTCCAGGATCATGTCGATGGCCTCGTCCTCGTCCGTCATCGGGTGGAGGATGTCGAAGGCCGTCTTCATGCCGCAGAGCTTGCCGTTGAATCGATCGATTCCCCGGATGTTGTCAGCGGTGTCGCCGCCCAGCCACTGCGCCAGGAAGAACTTCCGACCGTGACCTTTGAGCTTGAACTGCCCGGATTCCGTGTACGCCTCCTTGAGGTATCCGAATCCACCATCGATCCTGCTCACGCACGCCGTGTCGATCTCCCAATACGGGTAGATCGTCATCCGCAGGTCCTTGTCGTCGGATCGGATGATGGCCTTATCCTTCATGGCGTAGGCGTCCATCATCATGCCGTCGTCGGCCTCGAAGAACGTGTGCAGGATAACGTCGATTCCCTCCGGCGCCCCGCCTCGCTCGTACACGTCCGCCACGGCCCGCCGCAGCGGTTCCAGCAGGGGAGGCTTGGCCTTCCCCTTTCGCTGGCCCTGGTAGGGCTTCATGGTCGGATACGTGTCGCGGTACGCCTTGGCCCCACCTGCTGCCGTGAGGTGGACCCGTGTCCCTGTGCAGTGTGCCAGGAACTGCTGCTCCAGAATACTCTTCCAGAATCTCTGAAGCGCAGTGTCCAGTGTCCGCGTAGTGGCCGCAGCCACGTAGGCGGGGCCGTCGGCGTCACACACCAACGTCCCGCCTGCCATGCTGCGGTCGAACTGCTCGGGTAGTCCTGCCAGGAACTCTTCCGATAGCAGGCGCATTAGACCTGCGGCACCGCCGGGATTACCGGGACAGCCGGGACTTCGACGGCAGCGGGAGCCGCCACCGGGGCCACCTGCGGCACGTCAGGGAGCACGCTTTGGGCCTCGGCAGTACCTACCACCGGGGCGGCGACATTCGCCACCTGCGGCACGCTGGGAGCCGTCTGAGGCACTGCCTGCGGGACAGCCGGTACAGCAGGGGCGGCAGTCGCGCCAGCATCCGCCGCGACGTTGGGCACTGCCGGCAGGTTGCTACCCGCATCCTTGGCCTTCGGCTTGATGATCAGGTCCTCGCCGCCACCCAGCAGGATGTGCAGGGCCGAGCCGGGGAAGTTGGTGGCCGAGCGGATCGTCTCCTGGAGGAAGTTCTTGGACTTGCCGTTGTCCGAGGTGCCTTCGATGAAGAGGGCATCCCAGGATTCCTTCGTCGGAGCATCGAAGAAGAAGTATTGCAGCAGGTCCAGCGGCAGTTCCGGTACATTGTACGGGCTGCCATCGACCGGGTTGTAGGGTTTCATGATACCGCCCCAATCGATATCGTTGCGTTCCTTGCCGGCGTTGTTGCCCTTGGTGATCTTGGTGCGCTTGATCGGGATGATGAACGCCTGGCCGAGCATCTGAGCGAAGTGGGTATGCTGCCCGCTCCAGTTCATCTTGTCGAAGGCCAGCTTGGTCTTGGACTTTTCGTTGTTGCCGAGGGTCATCTCGAAGGTACGGAACAGGCCGGGCTTGATCGAGCCGTCGGCCTCGTAAGTGTGGAACAGGTCGTCCGGGCGGCTTTGCGGGTTACCGGCCTGCGGGTTCACGTCGCCCCACAGTGCGAAGCCCAGGCGGATTTGAGGCGCCGGGTTCTTGAGCTTTCCCTGGAATTCCTTGGCGTGGTCACCCAGCTCGATGTAGATGCAGAAGCGGCCCATGGCGGTGCCCGCCGGGAAGATGCGACCGCCGCCACCGCCGGTGGAGGTTTCGGACATGTCGATGGTTGCGGTCTCGGCAGCCTTGTTGGCCAGGGCGAGGGCGGCTTGCAGAGCGTTGAGTTGTTGAGTCATGCGTGGTCTCTCTCTCGTGTCGGATGAAGATTTAAGGCCGGAGTAGGGAAGGGTCGTCAGGCGTTCGGCAGCGTCTTGAAGACGATGCTCACGCTGCGCCCATCCGCACGGGTTGTGGGTCGAACTCGGACGTTCTTGTAGCCCAGGGTCGCCAGTATGGTTTCAATGCTGGCCACCAGTGCTGCCGCGCTGCCGTCCGGGTGGTCCACGAACGTCAGGGTTTCCCTCGGATGGGACAGCGCCATGCCAATGGCCTGTAGAGCAATGCCGGTGGTGCGACCCGTACGGCGTACTCCCGGCAGGCACCCGGTCTGGTCCAGGAATGTCTTGACGAACTCAGGCGTGTGCAGCGGGTGCAGTTCTTTCACTGGATCACCTCCATATTGAACATGTTCGGCCCCATCTCAGCCACTGCCGGGAACGGAACGTCGGCGATGTCGTAGCCCAGGCGCTCGCTCATGTAGCGGGCAGCGTCGGCCATGATGTCGCGCACGCCCTTGTTGACCTCGGCGGCGGTGTCCTTGTGGCAGTCGGTGTACACGGCATCGTGTACGTTGTTGATCAGGAACTCGGTGACCATGAATCCTGGGCGATGCAGCATCCAACGGAAGATGCGCCCTACGCTCACGGTCATCATGAACCCAGCCTCGCCCTGGTTCCAGTAGTTGGCGATCTGCGTGTCCTTGAAGTCCATGACCGTCTTGCGCTGTTCCTTGTCCCAGCGCTCCTGTTGGCGGAAGCTGTAGCAGGTGCCACCCGGCGCTTGCCAGAATCCCCGGCGGTACTGGCGCCAGTTGCCATCCGGCCCCATCTCGCTGAAGGCGCCTGCCGGCATCTGGTCCTCGGCCTTGTACATGACGAGGCTGGTGGCCTCTGCACTGTCGCGGACGATCTGCCGGAATGCGATGGACTCTGGGAACAGGGCCGCCTCGTTGTCCAGGAATTCCTGGGCCTCTTCCACGGTACAGCCGGTGTTGAATGCGATACCAGCCGCACTCGCGCCGTACTGCGCCGAGAATGCCTTGGGCTTGATGTTCTTTCGAGCCTGCATCATGCGACCGTGCCACGGGTGGTTGGGGTCCTTCTTGATGGCCACGAGCTGGTCGTAGTCGAACCCGTTCCAGTTGTTGTGCTTCCCTGCCAGGCGGTACAAGTGCATGTCAGTGCCGGCCATCAGTTTCGCCAGGAGGTTCCGATCCTTCGACAGGGCCGCCAACATCACCACCTCCAGGGCGGTATAGTCGGTCTCGCCGATCATCCCGTCCGCGCCGAAGCGAGACACGAACATCTCCTTCACGCGGCTGCCGGCTTCCGGGTCGTCCTCGTCCTTCGACGGGAGCTGCTGGAGGTTCGGGCGGCTGGACGACAGACGCGTTGTCGCCGTCGCCGTCGTATTCAGCGAATGGTGGATGATGCCGTCGTCGTCCACGTACTGGAGCATCCCCTTCGTGTCCTTAATCGTCCCATCCTTGTTGTAGGTATGGGTGATGTAGAACGAGGAGTTGTCCTTGTGCAGCTCGGCCAGGCGCATCAACAGCTTGGCCGCCTCGAAGCCCTGTTTCTCCAGAGCCTTGAGGGCGTCGCCGCTGGTGCTGAACACGGGCGATCCATCCGCCAGGGTGAGGGCGCACTGGAACTCCGGGCGTTTGCCCAGGAATTTCTCACGCACTACTTCCGGAAGGTTGGTCAGGTTGATCAGGCCGGGGAACCGGAATCGCTGGTCATCATCCCACTTGGTCGCCGGGATGTCCGTATCCTCCCGGAACACCTTGACGCTGCCCTTGTTCTTGCCAGCGGAGAACGTGATGACCGGGCCGTGCTTGGTCGCCAGCTCGGTGATGGTGGGCCAGTGCCACTCACCCTGGTCGGTCACTTCGTGGATCGGGACCCGCACTGAGGTACTCTCGATTGGAGTCCCCCGCTTGGCCGTACCGAAGCGCACGAAGTCGGCTTTCTCCATCCGGCCATCTTCGTACGGCACCCGGCCCTTGTACCGCACCTCGCCACCGTAGAGCCATGCGCTCATATGGTAGAGGCTGGTATACTTGAACTCGAAGTATTCTGGGAAGTCGGGCATCAGCTTCTTCAGCTCGGCCTCGATTCCGGCCACCTCTTCCAGTTGCTTGGCGTGGTTCACCTTGGCGACTTCGAGGTCCACCTTCAGGCCGGCACACTCCATCGCCGAGAAACCGATCAGGGCCTCGCAGCGCTCCAGGTAGCCAGCCCACATGCCACGGGCCTGAAGCTTCATCAACTGGCCGTAGAACACGAGGGCGGTATTCTCGATGTCACCGCACGGGCCGGACAGGTACTCGCTCAGCAGGTCCTGGTCCATCTCCGAGGTGAGCACACCCTGGTCCCACAGCATCTTGATGCCGTCCACCTTGTGGGTGCCGCCGTACTTCGGAGCCAGCTCGTCGAGTGCCGGGTACAGCCACGTCTGATGACTCAACAGATACTCGGCCTGCTGGGTACACCAGACCCGGCCACCGCGTCGCAGGAAGGCCAGGTACTCGTCCCGGTAGCGGGTGAAGAACCAGTTCGATTCGAACATGGCGTTGTGAGCTACGATCACGTCCACGCCGTCGAGGTTGAACCAGCGGTTGTTCGGGTCTTCGGCTTCGGCCCGGCTGCGGAAGCGATGCTCTACCTTCTGGCCTACCTTGCCGTCAACGTCGTCACGCCAGCCGGCCATGACGATGTAGTTGCGGGGGTCAAAGGGCGACGCCTTGCGCCCCTTGTGCTCGTGACTCTCGGTTTCGAGGTCGAGGATTCGGATAGTCGTCATTTGCTGTACCAGTTGCTCTGGCTGTATTTCTGTGCCTGGCGCAGCATGCCATCCAGTACCCGGCGGGGAATCTCGTTCATCAGGTGCTGGAGCATGCCGTCCCGGCCCCACTGCGACAGGTGCAGGATGGGGACCTCGTGCATGTACTCCAGGCGACCCAGCGTGAGATGTTCGTAACTCACCCGGAGTACCAGGGCGCAGATACTATCCCCCCAGCCCAAGGGCATTGTCTCGGCCTTTACACGGATACCGGGGAACAGCAGGTTCAAGGGTTCGTGGATATCTGCCAGCAGGCAGCGGATCATGCGTTCTTCTTCGGTTGGCATTCTCATACTTTGACTCCTGGGTTACTGGCCAGGTCGCGGAAGCGACTGAAGCTGGGATGGCGGAGGGTGTTGGCCGAGCGCTCCATCGCGGAGACCTCGACGATACGACCGTAGTTCGGCATGGCCTCGTCGATGTGGGCGTTGAGGTAGGCGCAGGTGAGGAGCTGGATGTGCTCCTCGCTCAGGCCGGTGGCGGCCACGGTGCCGGAACCATCTTCCAGCTCCACACGGTAGCCCACGACGCGGCCCACGTTCTTGCCAGTCTTGCCCATCACGTACCCGACGATACGCCCGTCAACGGTGATCTCCGGCTTGCGCTTGTAGCAGCCAGCAACCTTGCCGTTGCGGTAGGTCAGGCTCGGGTCTTTCTCCATCGACCCCTCGAAGCCCATGGCGCGGTGGTAGCCGTACCAGCGTAGTACCGCCTCCATAGAACGGCAGGATTGTGCGGCTACCTGGAAGAAGTACGGGGTGTCGCCCCGCCGGCAATCTTCCATGAGGCTGCGGACCATGGCGCGGCGCTCATCGTACACGAGGTGGGACTTGCGCGACTTGCGGAGCACGCCGATATGGGTGGCGTCGAATACCGCGAAGTGCAGGCACTTCAGCTCGGCCTTGGTCAGCGGGGTCTTGCGGGCCATACGCCCGGTCGCCTCACTGAAGGGCATGCCTTCCAGGTACATCTCACAGTCCAGCACCAGACCGGAGTCCAGGCCGGACTGGGACAGTTTCGCGATGATGCGATCCTCCAGGCCGTCCAGGGCAGGGAAGCGGCGCCCGCTGCGGGACACCACGCCATGCGCACCGACGATGGCACGGCACCCGTCGATCTTAGGCTCGACGATCACGTACCCGTTCTTCTTGATGATGGCCTCGACGGCCTTGTCGTTCTGGTCAACACCACGCCAGATGCCTTTCTCGATATCCAGTACCACGTCGCGCTTGCTCATCACACGTTCTCCCATCCGTAGTACGCGGCCTTGGCTCGCATTTTCTCGCATCGTTCCGGCAGACGTGAGCCTGCACCGACTTCCTTGTTCACGCCCCAGGTAACGTCCTTGTGCAGGTACGCACCCAGGCGCGGGCCGCCTTCGGGGTCGGGCCAGTTGTACGCAATGCCTACCTGGTTGATGGTGAAGTCGAACGACTCCATCACCCGGCCAAGGCTGTCGGCGTCGTAGTAGTTAAAATCCACGTCCATGCCCTCCAGGCCACGGCAGCCTACGAGGGACAGCACGCCCTTGAAGATACCGCCCTCACCTGCGTCGGCGTACTCGGTACTCCAGCCACCGTCCCGGACGAAGCGCGGGTCCAGGGTAGGAAGCACGCTGTTGATGAGCACTTCAGCCTGATACTGCGTCATGCCGTACAGGGCGATGTCCACGTCCTTTGGAGTGGCGCCATGCATGAGGTCGCGAGGGAACCCACCGGCCAGGGCGACGCCCTCGTTGGGCCGTGCATCAGAGTACAGGCGCAGCAACAGGGCCTTGACCCCGGTCGGCAGTGCAATGGAACCCAGTGGAATTTCTTTGGTGCCTTCGAGCACCCGGCTATGCTTAGCTTGCATGGTCTACACTCTCAAAGAAGCGACACCGTGCGGCGTCGAAGTTAATCATGGCCTCCACGTTCGAAGGCTTCCCGTCCATCTGGAACTTGTTCTTCGGCAGGGACAGGCCACGCATGACCTGTTGATCCGCACCGTTGAGGCGGCCTAGGTGGATTTGCACATCTACAGCACCCTGCACCGCTGTCTTCGAATCCTTGAGACAGGACTGCGGTGGGAACAACTGGTCGTGACCGTCGTTGCTAATCTGCCACGTCATGAAGCTGATGAAGTCGTGGCGCACCGCCATCTCGCGGACCTCGGCCACCTTGTACTCCATCTCGTCGGTGCGGTTCTGGTCCTTGCGCTGGCCACCCTTGACGTGGGCCATCATGTCCCAAAACACCACCGCCGGCTTCATCGCGTCAATGACCTGCTCGGCCTGGGCCAGGGACCCCCCGTGGAAGTCCTTGATGCGGATCAGCTCGGAGTCGCCACCGATTTTCTCGGCGTACATCTTGCGAACCTCTTCCGGGTCCAGGGCGAGAATCTCACCCACGGTCATACCCAGGGCCGCCGAGTACAGGCGCGGCTTGATCCGCCGTCCCTTACCCTCGTTGTTCAGCCACAGGATGGGCCGGCCTGGGTCGAAGTACCGCTTGAGCTGCGGCGCAATGTGTACGGCGATCCAGGCCATGAACGAGGTCTTGCCCGCATCAGGAGGCGCTGCCACCAGCACCGAGGCCCCGGCGTGGAGGCCCTTCATGTACGCCGGCAGCACCAGCCCCGGCAACTTGATTCCGTGGTCCCCCTGCTCCTCCGCCAGGATATCAAACACGTCGTCCGTCACATAGTCGGTCGGCGTACTGACCCCCTCACGGCGCAGGGCCTCGTCGCTCAGCCGGCGCAGCTCATACGCCAGGTCGATGTCTTCGCCCTGGTTGTACTGCGCCAGGAGGGCATCCACCCTGCCTGAAAAATCCAGTTCGTTGAGCTGGGACACGACTCCCTGTAGCGAGTCCGGGTCTACCGGCTTGTCCAGTTGGTTGACAAGGTTCAGGACTACCGCCAGTTGTTCCGGCTGGTAACCACCTCGCAGCTTGATCAGTTCGCGCAGCGCCTGCGGGTCTACCTTCTGATGCGCTGGGTAGACCTTCCAGTATTGCTCTATCCAGTCGATGACAAAGCACGTCTCCGGCCCCATCATCCCTTCAGGCACCACACTCCGCAACGTGCGGAAGCGGTCCTTGTCACTCAGTGCGTGTAGCGTCAATACGTCCAATTACTAGGCTCCTTATCTGCTCGCGGGTCAGGTCCTTGGGGTCGAACCCGTCCGGCGTGTGTATTACTTGGCCTTCGATAAGCAGGGACCGGAGCCGGCGCATCACGCCTGCACTACCACGGACACCTGCCGGGTCGCCATCCAAGAAGATGAAGGCGCGCTTGCAGGTCTGCTGCAACATGATCGCCGCCAGCCTGTCGCGCAGCCTTGTACCGTTCAGACCGACAGCAAAGACTTCGGGACAGGCCCACCGCACCTTCAGCGCCGACAAGTAGTCTTCCGTCAGCACCCATGGCCTGCCCATTGATAATTCCTGGGGCCATCCATGGTAATCCGGGGCAGGATACCCGTAGCCCACCCACTTGGGATTTTGGTCGGCAGTAGCGCGCCCAATCCAGCCCGCGTCGGTAGGGAAGATAAGCCGATGCTGCCTTTCGCTGTACAGCAGCGGCAGCCCTGGCGTCATCACGTTGTAGTCGATGCCCTTGGACAGCAGCAAACCATAGAGCGATTGATAGCAGTCGGCTTGCGTCCAGTCCGAGGCATCCTCGGGCCAGGGCATGAAGCGTTCTTGATCCGCGCATTGCACCCTCCGCACATGCGTTTTCTCGACCACGCCACCCTCCTGACAGGAGTAGCAGTATGCCACCCAGCGGTCAGGAAGGTTCTTGCAGGTCATGTTGGTCCCCCCCCGGCTCATGCTCTGGCATCCCAGGACGTGGCGGAATCGACCCACCTGACCGACCGCCAGGGATTGCGCTTGCTTTAGCCAGGAGTCACGGCGCAGTGCCATTGGTACCATTCCTCCCACAAAGGCCGCAGCCCGCCTCGGGCCTCGAACATGTCCTGGAGGTGCCAGGTCATGCGGGCGCCGTAGGCGGGCCGCCGTTGTTCTGTGTGAGCAGCACGCCCAGGGCCACCAGACTGAAGGCGACTCCGATGACCAGCGGTTTGTTCTCGATAAGCCATGTCATCACCTCATACGTCATGGCCGGGTGCCCTCATGTGCAGCACGTCCGGCTCTCCTGCTGGCCAGTTCGCCTCGCGGTGGGTGGTGCTCCAGCCCAAGTCGGCGTAGAACGGCTCCAGGAACTCGAAGCAGGTCAGATACTCGGCACCAGCCAGCTCGGCGGCCCGTACCAGTTCAGCGCCGATACCCTGCCTGCTGTGCCGGTCGTCAACGCACAGGGCCTTCAGCTCACCACCTACTACGAGGCAGGAACCTACCATCAGGCCGGACAGGTCGAAGGCACCGAGGGCCAGCACGCCTCCCTTCTTGCGCCAGATGTCGCTATCTTGCCAGCCATTCCGGCGGAGGTGGAGCACACACTCGGCGATACTCGCACTCAGCTCCCCGGCTGGACTCAGGCTTTCCCGGAGCGGGTGGTACTTCCGCTGCCAGAGGAACCACTGCCACCAGTTCTCGGCGTTGCTCGGGGCTTGGATGCTGAATACGTGAATCGTCCTGATTTGAATCAGGCCGGGATGCAGGTTCAGCGGATACAGGCTCGTCTTGCTCATCTTCGATCTCCCTCAACTTGCGCTGGCCGAAGTCAATCAGGTCCTGCGCCATGTAATGCACAAGGCTACCGGCACACGCCGCCACCTTGTCCCAGGTCGCCCGCTTGCCGTCGATGCACGGGAAGACGGCTTCGTCCTCCAGCTCGACGCCGAAGCGGTATCCGTTGTAATGCGTGAAGTGGTATTGCATGTTCGTGATCCTCCAGACTCACACGAGAGGGCGCTCTAGGAACGCCCTCGGATTTGACCCCGGAGTAGGCCCCAGTCGCTTAGACGAGCAGGTACGTCAGCACACTGCCCACGACGCCGCCGGCGATGGTGGCTGCGAAGGTTGCTGCCTGCCAGGTGTCCTTAGCCGCCGCCTTCGCCCGCTCACGAGCCTCGGCCTCAGCCTTCGCCACGGAAGCGCGGAAGGTATACCGCACGCCGGTCAGCTTGCTGATGAGCCGACAGACGGCCTCGGTCGGGGCCACCGTCAGCAATCGCTGAGTCTCCGCGTCGTCCCAATACAGGCCGGCCCGTTGACCTACCTCCACCAGCCGGGTCAAGCCCTGCTTGAGGCTGAACAGTTTAGCGCCCATCTCGTTATTCCGGTCCGCAAGCTTCCGTACCCGGCTGCGCAGCGGTCCGTCCATCTCTATTCCGGCATCGCGCAGGGCACGGTTTACCGCCAGCTTGGTTACGAGCAGATCGTGTAGACGTACCTCGAAGTCCTTGGCGGACAGCGGGCCGGCCTTCTTCGATACCAGCGGGAATGCCTTGAGCAGCAGCTTTTCGTACTCGTCGGCGCGCTTCGCGTCGGCCTGGCACAAGCTGGCCGCTACCCGCGCCTCTAGATCGGCATAGTCGTAGGTGCTGACGCGCTCCACGTTATCCAGGCGCACCTCCACCTTACCACCGTCACAGGTGACGCCGCTCACACGGGCGGTGTAAGTCCCGCCCGAAGCCTGTTTCTTGGGCGTATAGGCGTGGGCGAATGCCCGGCTCTTGGCCACGCGGCGCATCTCCGGGGTCACCTGGGAGCACGGTACGCTGAACATGTCCGATGCGAGGTTCGTGTAAAGGTCTTTGCACTGCATGGTCAGACTCCTGCCAGCTTCAGGGTGACGGCCAAACCTGCGGTCAGCAGGCATACCCAGGCCATGATGGTTGCCTTGCGAGCGCGGCGCTCTTGTGCCTCGTGGGCATCATGCGCAGCGTTCAGATCGTTTTGCAACAGGCGGATGGTCGCCTGGTGGTTGCGAATCTCGTCGATCTCCCAGCGACGTGCGCGCTCGGCGGCCTGGAGCCGTCGGCTCAACAGGTCTATGTCCTCTGCCCGCTGCTGGCACACGGCCAGGGCAGCTTCCAGACGATCCTCCAGCTCCTGGGTAACCGCCGGAGATGAGACGCTGACGCTACGCACGGTGCCGTTGATGTGCTCGGGATTGCGCTTGCTCATGGTGATTCCTCCTATGGTATGGCTAGCTCGCAATAGGCCCGGAGGGCCGGGCCTATTACGTGCGGGCCTTACTCGCCCTGGGCGATGGCTTCGTCGAGGGTTGCAGCCTGGGCTGCCGACGACTGGACGGCGCGGATGGCGCTGGCCTTCACGTCCAGCAGCTTGGCCGGTGCGCTGTCGCTGAAGCGGACCAGCACCTGATAGACGCCGGCGACTACGCTGATGACTTCGCCGCTCAGTACTTCGGCTTTCTCGCCCTTGCCATGGTCGAAGGTGATCACGTCTCCGGCGACGAGGCTGGACAGGCGCTCGGCGGTTTGCAGGGCGAGGACCGATTCGTTGTAGACCTCGGTCAGCTTGGCCAGGGCGGTGTGGTGGAAGACCACGTTATTGCGGAAGTCTTCGACGGTGGCCGGCTTCTTGATCAGCTTGGCGCCCGGGGTAGCAGCGGTGGTGGTTTCGGTGGTGGTGGTGTTGACGTTGGTCATGTTGTAGCTCCTCAGTTGAGTTGGTTCGCGGCAAGGAATGGCCACGGTGGAAGGCTGGCGCACCAGCCTTCGCCTTGGTCACTCGGCGGTGAGTGTCACCTGGGTCCCCTTGTCGGCGAGGACCATGCGCCACCCGTCGTTGCGCAGCACGGTGGGACGCGGACCGGTCACCTTGGCAGGGCCGTCGTCATGGATAACCACGGGCAGCACTGCGGGACGGCCCGTGCTGTCCCAAGCTGCTACGCCGATCACCAGTGTGCCGCGCTTAGCCTCGGGCTGCACTACCCGATACATCTCACCGGAACGCAGTTCCGTGAGGTCGAAGAGACGGCGTTGCTCGCGGTCGGTGTTGTGGGTATGGGTGCGGATCATGTTACCTCCGGTAGGTTATTTGGTATTCAGGTGACGCTTCAGCCCGGTCAGTAGGCCCCGGCCTACTGCACGTAGTGCCAGGAATATGCCGATGATGATCACGAGTGGCCAGATGCACCCGATCACGCATGCGTCCTGGAACTGCACTTCCGTGGGGTTCTCGAACGGCGGCGCCACTGCGATGCAGTAGCAGGCGCCTGCCAGCAGGCCGAGGCAGCAGTACAGGCCGAGTACGAACAGGGTGGCGATCATTGTTCGTACCCTTGAATTAGTTGTACGTACTCGCTCACGCCCAGGCGGCGGAACCGCCAGGAATCGTCAGTGACAGCCATCCCTACGGGATACACTGAGGGGTGCCCGCTGTGAACCACCACGGACCGGATGTGCCACGGGCCTGAAGTTGCCAGCACAATGACGCCTTCGACCTCGGCAGGTACGATCACGTGGTAGAGTTCACCTGGGGTCAGGCGTCCTGCGGACAATACCGGCGGGCACCGCGAACTGTGCGGCTTGACGTATACAGTGCGGGTATTCATCACCACCCCTCCTTTACGAGGTCAGTGCGGTGGACCTCCTGTACTTCGCAGGCCGGGCAGATAGCGACCACGCCGCCGAGGAACCATAGTTCGACGAAGGCGTGGCCGGTGACGATGCTGTCGGCTACCACCTGTCGAGTAGTTCCGTCCTTGAGACGGACGACATAGATAGGATTCATATACGCTTGCTCCAGTTCACGATGAGGAAATGGCTTCCAAGCAAGGCCGCTCGGCGATGCTTGCGAAGCCAGCGTTTGGCCGCCTTGCGTGAGTAGAATCGCAATGGACGCACAGGTCGCTTGCGACTCCACACGAAGGCACAGCCGCCTGATGGGCTGACGGCTATGATGAGCCACTTCATTTACGGGTCGGCGGCTGCATGATGAAGCGCATGTTGCGTGCCTCGGCTTCGATCAGGCGCAAGGTTTGCTCACAGCGCACGTGGTATACCGTCATGCACCGCGACGGCTTGGTCACAGCCTCGACGATTCCACGGGTGCCTGCCTCATCAGCACCCAGGTAGCGGTCGCTGTAGTTCACCAGCCCCACGCGGTGGCCGATGCGGTACTGGTCATGCGAGTACATGGTACGAGGTTCCTGCAATGTCGAAGATGGGACGGCCATTCGCACAGCCTTTGCGGTATTCAGCGTTGATCCAGCCGTACGCCTGACAGGTGACATGCCCGGACAGCGGACTGCCCTGGACCAGCAGCACGTCGAAGCCTTCGGAGTCGAGATCACGGCTCAGGCGATACGCCTCGTCGTAGCGGTTCACGGTCACGCCGGCGCCCACTACCACGAACCCGCCAGGAGTCAGTACGTGGGCAGTATTCAGATCACCCATGCGGAAGCCATGGTCGCACAGCGCCATGTCGGCTGCGTTGCAGCGGCCCGCCGGGTCCTTGGGGATTGCGATCAACAGGGTATTCAAAGCTTGCATGGTCTAGTTCTCGCTTGTGATGAGTCCAGCGATGGGTGCAGCCTTGGCGGCCAGCGCTTCCAGGTCACCCAGCAGTTCCATGCCGACGATCACCTTGCCCTTGGTCTGCGCCTGGAGCACCTGCTTTTTGATCGTGGCCAGGGCAGCGGCCAGGTTAAACTCCTGGTCCAGCGCTTTCTCAGGCTTGAAGCTGTACCACGGGCTGTTGGTGGCGCCGACGAGATCGGTCTTGCCGAACTTGTTGTACAGGAAGGGCAGGTCCTTGTTCGATTTCTTGTCGGTGTTAACCTGTACCTTGCCGTGTAGCACCAGCCACTCGACCAGCGCATTGCGGCGGCTGCCATTAGGCATGGCTTCATACAGCGCCTTGACTACGGTCACGTCACCGCACTGGTCGATGTGGTGGATGATCGACAGGCCGGTCAGTTGAATGGCTTCGTCGAGTTCCTTGCCACGGACACGGATGGCGTCGATAGCGCGGTTGATCTCTTCTGTGCCACGGAATGCGATTACGGTTTTGGAGATTGCGTTGGTCATGGTATGTACCTCAGATGGATTTGTTCAGGTAAGCAGCGGCGGCCAGGTAGCCGGCACTGCGTGGAGTGGTCAGGGTATCGACGCGGGGCTGCTTAGCTTGCGCCTGTTCAGCCTTGCGGAAGATCGGGCAGTCGGCGCCTTTCGGCATCTTGTGCGCTAGATCAATCCGGCGTGCCTTGTCGCGGCGAGCCTTGGCGGCTTTGCGTTGACGCGGCGTCAGTTCATTCACACGTGGCATTACAAACCCTTCCCTTGCGACTTCTTAGCGTTCCATCCCTTCAGGATGTTCCGCGCCTTGCCTTCGCTACCCTTCACGAAAGCCTTCTGTTCAGGGTTGTGGTAGCGTCCTGGCGCTGGCTCCGGGTCGGTAGCGTAGCGCACGTCACGCATCTTGCGAAGCTCTTTGCGCCCTTCGACGTTATCCTGTGCGATGAGCTTAGTACGTTTGGCTTCCCAGTCCCGCCAGTACGCTACCTGAGCAGCAAAGGGCGACTTGGGAGCCTTAGCCTTGAAGTGTGCCATCGGCAATCCTCACTAGGTCTGTCTCTTGAATCCCCTCGGTGGAAGGGCCTCAAGGGACAAACCTTGGCATTGGCATAGTCCCTGTAGTATCAGCGGTTCTGGCTTGTCCTGCGCATACTCTTCGGGATCGTCAGCACTCTTCCCCCGTACCCTTTGCGCTATCTGCCTGGCCTTGTTCAATCGGCCCGCCGATACTACCCAGCATACTGTCAGTCGCGATTAACCGAGGTCTCTAGTTCTCGATCCCACTGACACTCTGTTCGTTCCCACCGGCACTAACGTGCCTTTGCTTAACCGTGGACGGGGAGGCTTCCCGCTCAGACTCTTTTGGGTGAGTCTTCAGCACCCGACAGGTATTCCCTGGGACCCTGCCTAACCAGTTGCAGCTTCGGTCAACCTACCGCACCAGTCCATGTACCGCTGGTGAAGCTTCGAACCTCTACCGCCAGATGGCTCAGCCATCCTTTCGTCTTGCTGCGCATGTTAGAGACTTGCGCTTGTCTTGTCAATCCTCTGTCGGGGATTAGTTCGTCCAGTTCTCTGGCATAGGCCCTTTTGCTGAGTGGCCATCAGTGGTGCGAACTGTACCGCGTGCCCTGCACCGTGTCAGTCCCCTAAGTGATGCCTGCCGGCCTTACACACTGCGGTTCCTGCCCTAAGAGTTTGCCGTGTCCCTTGCGCCTATGGCTTGTGCCGCGCTTGGAAGGTTGCAATCTCCCGTCGTTCTGGCTGCGTACTCTACCGATGCCTTGGTAGTGTGTCAACCCTGTCTCCAGGCTGCCTATGGAGGCGGTATTGCGTGAAGACAGGGCGAACTCTACAGACCTGCCGCCCACGTGTCAATACCCTCGCCAGGGCGCTCCCTGGGGCCTTCCCACGCGTATAGAGACCCACGCGTGCGAGGCTTAGTCTGGCTAGTCAGGATTATCGTTCCCAGGTAACGCAAATCCACCACCCAGGGAGCAGCCACCCAGCCAGGACCACCACCCTGAAACCCGCGTGGCACTAAGGCTGCGGTTATGTCACACACAATGGACAAATAGGCGTCCATCAGCGCCGCAGGTGCGACCGAGCAGGCGAGGGAGTGGCGAGGCAAGACAGCAGGACCAGCGGCAGCACAAGCACAGCGCCAGGGAGGTAGACCAGCACCCAGGGAGCGACAGGTAGAGCCAGGAGGCGATAGGGAGCAGGACTAGACAAGGCAGGGAGAGGCGAGTAGAGTACGTGGCCTAGAGGGAGTGGCCAGGCAAAGCCAGGACCACCCAGGGAGTACCCAGGTAGAGCCACAAGAGGCAATACCACAAGAGGCAAGGCTACGCTGAGAGGCAAGGCTAGCCACTCCCGCACCACCACCCGACAGGACCACAGACCACCACAGGAGGCACAGAGGATGCTGAGCAGACAGGACAGAGGCGAGCGAGCCTGGCACCAGCGCGACGCAGCATGGCAGAGGAAGCTAGCCAGGTGGGCGACAGAGGATGAGCAGCACAGCCCGTACCCAGCAGCCAGGGCCAGAGCCAGGGAAGACCGTAGGCTGGCGCTGGTAGCCCACCGCAGGGCGCTGGGTATGAGCCGATGGGCAGCCACGCCACCGCAGGGTTGACACTCCCGCCAGGATGCGTAGAATGGGCAGCGAGGGCAGGGAAGCCCTCGCCACCCGGCGAAGCCGGAAGCTCCCAGGAGGCTAGGCAGTGGCCCACCAGACGAGGGCCTACGGGGGAAGGGTGGGCGTGTCGGAGTCGGGA